AATTGCATAGCTCGTGAATAGTTAGCTTCCTAATTATTTCATATGTTTAATATATTTTAACACTGGTTAATCTACATACCTTTCGCACACTCTCGCACTCTCCAAAAATTTTCCAACATTGCACCAACATTGAATCAACATTGACCAATTGTTGCTTTGCTTACAATTGTTCCAACTTTGTTTCATTTTTGTTCCCGGAACAACCATGGAACAAAATTGGAACAAGGTTGACCCCCCGCATATAAAAATAATTATCATGTCCATTGGGTCCATTTTTGGGGGAAAAGTAAAAATCCTTGGACCTCTATTGACAACATTGTCCAAACATTGTACAATAGAAGTAAATACCAGGAGTATTTTCATGGCTCGTAGACAGGCTAACCTTTGGGCTAACTACCGTAATCCCAAGGAACTAGAAGAAAATCTCACGGAAAAAGAACAAGCGTTTGTAGAGGCCTTGATTGACCAAAAGCTCGAACCTGAAGCAGCGTTTGACGCGGCTGGCTACACCGATAATTCTAACAAGCGCCGCCCTCGTGCTCTCATGTTGCAGCGTTACCTCTGGAAACATATTGAAAAGCGTATACAATCCCGCATTTCTGAAACTACTACGCTTGCTCTAAACGTGCTAGAAGACCTGATGCGTACAGCGGAGTCGGAGAACGTAAAGCTCAACGCAGCAAGAGACCTGCTGAGCAGAGCTGGCTACGACGCTGTCCACATGGTCAAACAGGAAACTACGATCAAAGAAGCTTCCGAGATGACCGACCAAGAACTAGACAAAGCTATACAAAACTTAATCACCGACGACAAAGTTGTCCCCTTAAAGTCTCGTAAATGAACAGCAAGACACAAGCGTTAAAACTTCTAGAAGAAAAGAAGCGTAGAGTACTCACGACCCGTATTGCCCAATATGATCCCTACGCGTACCAACGTAGGTTTCACGCAGAGGGACAAGAGTGTCCACAGCGGATCTTAATGGCGGCAAACCGGGTAGGAAAAACCTTTTGCGGAGCAGCGGAAACCGCCTACCACATGACGGGCGAGTATCCAGAATGGTGGGAGGGGCACAGATTTGACAAGCCGGTGCGTGTCTGGGCCGCTGGCGAGTCCAACGACACCACCAGAGACATCATCCAGAAGGAGCTTTTCGGCCAGCCGCAGGACCCCGGCCAACTAGGATACGGCGCAGTACCGCTTAAGAACATAGTAGATACTATACGAAAGCCAGGTGTACCTAACGCGTTTAGCGCAGCCTTGGTCAAGCATAAATCAGGCGGTAATTCGCAAATAAGTTTCAAGGCGTACGAACAAGGGTTCGAAAAGTTCATGGGCGAAGCCATAGACGTTGTATGGCTAGACGAGGAACCAAGGCACGAAATTTTTAGTCAGTGCATTACCAGAACCGCCGATACAAACGGCATCGTATATATGACATTTACACCGGAACGCGGGATGACAAGCGTTGTCTCTTCGTTCTTGAACGATCTTAAACCAGGCCAGAGCTTGGTAACTGCAACATGGGACGACGTTGACCACCTAGACGAGAAGACAAAGGAACAACTTCTAGCCGTCTATAGCCCTGCCGAGCGGGACATGCGCTCTAAGGGCATACCGGTATTCGGCTCAGGACTTGTCTACCCGGTCAAAGAGGAAGACATCGTCTGCGACGACTTTGAACTGCCAAGTCACTTCCGGTGCTTGGCGGCTATTGATTTTGGATATGACCACCCCACGGCTATAAGCTGGGCAGCTTTTGACCCAGACGACGACGTGATCTATGTGTACGACGAGTACCGTCGCAGCAAGGAGACACCACTGACCCACGCTGCGGTGATAAACTCCAGAACACCTGGACTACCTGTAGCGTTCCCTCACGACGGTCTACAGCACGACAAAGGCAGCGGGATACAGCTCGCGCAACAATACAGAGACCTGGGCGTCTACATGCTCCCTGAGCATTTTTCTAACCCACCGGTCAACGGAGCAAAGAATGGAAATAACTCAGTTGAAGCTGGAATTAGCGAGATCCTACAGAGATTCGAGACTGGCCGTCTACAGATTTTTAGCTCGTGTCAAGAAACGCTTGAGGAACTGCGGCTCTACCATCGTAAGAACGGTAAAGTCGTTCCGATAAAAGACGACTTGCTTAGTGCTATGAGATACGCTGTGCTCTCCGTGGAACGCTTTGGAGAACGCTCTAAGAACAAAACGCACTACCGGCGGTACGAGTTCGATAAACCGATACAGTACTCAAACGCGGGGATTATTTAATGGCTCTTGAACTATCAGACGACGAAATCCTTGCACTTGTAGACTCCGAGATCAACGGCAGCACGTCGTACCTTGACTCCGAGATTGCTAACCAGCGCGAAAAAGCGATGGAGTATTTCTACGGGGAACCCTTTGGCAACGAAGAGGACGGTAGATCTCAAGTCGTAGTCACCGACGTACAAGACACCATCATGTGGATGATGCCCACGCTGATGCGCGTATTCACCGCTGGTGACAACGTTGTTAGCTTTGAGCCAGAGGGGCCAGAAGACGAGGAGGTAGCAGAGCAGGCTACCAACTATATAAACCACGTGTTCTACCACCAGAACGATGGGTTCATGGTCCTGTATAACATGTTCATGGACGCGCTAATCCAGAAGACAGGCGTGGTCAAACACTACTGGGAAGAGCTAGAAGACATCACCAGCGAGAGCTACCAGAACCTCACCGACCAAGAATACAACCTACTGCTCCAAGACGACGAGCTAGAGCTAGACCAGCACACCGAGCGCACCGAGTACCGTCAAGCCATAGACCCTGCCAGCGGCGAGGTTATCCAGGTAGAAGAAACCGTGCACGACGCGGTGTTTATCCGCAGGTCTACCCAGGGCAAGGTAACCATAGAAAACGTTCCACCGGAAGAGTTCCTGATCAACCGTGGCGCTAAGACCATAAACGACGCCAGGTTCATCTGCCACCGCTCGACCAAGAGCCGGAACGACCTGATCCGCATGGGCTTCGACGAAGAGCTGGTAGAAAGCCTCCCCGCCTACAGCTCTGGCGCTAGCGACGTAACCACCAGCCCAGAGTACATGGCCAGACACTCCTACGATTCTAGCCAAGTATCTCCTAGTGAATCCTCCGCAGAATACGATCAGCTCGTAGAAGTCTACGAGTCCTATATGAACCTAGAGATAGACGATTCTGAAATCGCCGTGATGCACAAGATCACGCACAGCGGTAAAGAAATCCTAGACATAGAGCCGATAGACTACAAGCCGTTTAGCGCTATCTGCCCACTGCCTATACCTCACAAGTTCTACGGTCTGTCTATCGCGGAACTTATCCAAGACGTACAGCTCATACGCAGTACCCTGACCCGTAACTTGCTAGACAATATGTACTTGGCCAACAACGGTAGGTTCCAAGTGGTCGAAGGGCAAGTCAACATCGACGACCTGCTGACCAACCGCCCAGGCGGCATCGTACGCACCAGATCGCTAAACGCTCTCCAGCCTATCCAGACACCTGCTCTGCAGAACTACTCGTTCGAGATGCTAGAGTACTGGGACAAGATCAAGTCTGGACGCACCGGCGTAAACCCATCTACGCAGGGCCTACCTGCCGATGTGCTAAAGTCGCACGTAACCGCAGGTGCAATCACCGGTGCTCTGAGCAACGCACAGGGTCGCATAGAGCTAGTAGCGCGTATCTTCGCCGAGACCGGCGTACGCGATATGTTCAAGTCGATCTACAACCTGGTGCAGCGGTACGAGAACCGGAAGCGCATCGTGCGCGTGCAGAACAAGTACGTGCCTATAGATCCCGCTAGCTGGCGCGAAGACCTAGACGTACGCATCGAAGTAGGCCTAGGCTACGGAGACCAAGACGTAAAGCTGAATAACTTGTCTACGTTCACCACCGTGATCGAGAAGGTAGCTACGCAGACCGAGGGCATAGTAAGCGCAGAGAACATCTACAACCTAACGCGCGAACTAGCCAACGAGCTAGGCATCAAGAACGTAGACCGCTTTGTCTCACCACCGCCACCACCGCAGCCGGAAGAACCGTCTATACAAGAGCAGGTTGCACAGGCTCAGGCACAGGCGCAGCTCATAGTTGCACAGGCAGCTCAGGCAGAAGCACAGGTCAAGGCGCAGGAGCTACAGATCAAAGCTGCCAAGGTCGAGCTAGAACGGATGGAAATCGAAGAGACGCTCCAGATCAAGCGCGAAGAACTCAAGCTCAAGGGCATAGAGCTTGGCTACGAAATGACCTCTGGCGAAAACGTAAGGGCTTAAATCATGCAGAACACACTAGCTTCGCGGATTATCTCCAGCGAAAACATCACATCAACCGGCACCTCGGCGCAGAGCGGCAGTGCTCCGTTCGGTGCACGAGTAGTACGCATAGCTACCTCGGCTAGCGTTAACATAGTCATCGGCGTAAATCCCACCGCTACAGCCGCTGGGACGCTCGTAGAGGCCGGTGCTCCCGCGTACTTCGTAGTTATACCTGCCAGCTCAGTAGGCGGCTCAGACGGCGAGAAAATCGCTTCTATCGGTACAGCTACGGTAAACGTTACTTGGCTGGAAGGCTGAGCGGATGGC